GCAGTGATGAAGTCACAAAAATGTTATATGATCTGTCAACAGATTATGGCAACAGTGGCGCAATTGTGTTTAATGTGCATCACCATGCTGTCGGGTTGCACAACTTTCGTCGACCTGGGGTGAACGGTGGTATTGTATTCGATGATCGTATGAAGAATGCATTTAACCCCGGTCATTTAAACAAATAACCCCGCTGCCGGAGTTTCAGCCGTGGGAAGATTGGTATAATAGTTACTTTGAGTATGGACCAATATTCACAGCTGACACTGTGGCGGGGCAGGTTGACAAATCCATTGATTTCAAAGTATTTCTGGAAACAGAAGACACTCTTGATTATCTTGGTAGAGCAAGGAAGTTTAGTGGTTACAGAGTGCAGGAAAATCTTAATCACTCATTTGCAGCTTTCATGGCGGATAAAGGGCTGAATTGCGATGGATATCGTATGACTCGACCAGTTCGTGAAACTGGTTTGAGATCTATTGCGAAATATAATCGTAAACAGCCTGAATTTGACATGGAGGCTTTCATTTTGAGTGGTGAGTGGACAAAGAAGCACTTTGGCCCCTATATGCGAGGATCATGGATGCTGGATTGGGATGATGTGATACCATTAGCGGATCGCACCACCTCAGCTGGTTTTCCTCATTCTAAGCTGTTCCCTAACAAGGGGGCTTTCATTGACTCTGGAATTCGAGAAATGCTGGATGGTTTTTGGGATGATTTGGCGAGTGATGATCGCAAGATGAGACCAATTTTTACGTGTTCTCAAAAAAGAGAACTGCGGGAAGTGGAAAAACTTGCTCAAGGCAAGATTCGTACCTTTACTGCAGCGCCGACTGAACATTCATTAGCACTCAATCGATTTTGTTTCGAAATGAACTATCGATTTTATGAATCAAACAACAAGACTTGGAGTTTTGTTGGAGCGTCTAAATATTTGTTAGGTTGGGACACATTGTACCGTCGTTTGGATCGATTCAAAAAAGCTTTTGAATGTGATGAAAGTGATTACGACGCCAGTTTGAGTGTCATGCTCCTTGAAGGACAACGTGATATTCGCTGGGATTTTCTTGATAGGAAATATCGTACATATGAAAACCGAAAGCGTTTTTGGAACCTTTATGATGATATCATACATAGTGTGATTGTTTTGGAAAATGGTGAGTTGATTCGTAAGCACACTGGAAATCCCAGTGGGTGTGCGAATACCATCGTTGATAACACTATGATATTGTTTCGTTTGCTAGCATACGCATGGATCATTCGATGCCGTGAAATAGGGCGTCAAGCTGAGTATAACGACTTTATGGCCAATGTCGAGGGAGCACTTAATGGTGATGACAACACTTTTACAGTTTCTGATGAAGCTGCAGAGTGGTATAATCCTGTAGAGCTCGCTCGTATATGGGGCGGTATTGGTATCAAAACAAAAGTTCCGTCAGAGGCTGCGTGGAAACCTCGGAAATTGGAGGAGTGTCAGTTTTTGTCTCAGTCGTTTGTTCGACATGGTGATTACTGGCTTCCCTCCCCAGACTCTGATCGTATTTATGCATCTTTGAAGTGGGGTAGTGGTGAAGGTGATATTCGATGGCATTTTTTAAGAGCTTGTGCTCTGCGAAATGACTCCTGGGCAAACATCCCAGTGAGAAATACCATAGAAGATTACCTAAACTATCTTATTCGCTATCACGCGAATGAATTGGTGGGAACTATTAATGATATTCCCATGCAGCAAATTTTTAACCTGTATAAGAGCAATGATGAATTATTTGCGCTCTATCATGGTCTTGAAGCTGCAGGAGCAGGGTGAAGGCTTAAATGCGCGCAGCCAATTTAAAAAGCTATGAGTACTGTATCATTTACGCATCAATTCTTGTTTGCGCATGACCCAGTCACATCGTCTTTTATGCTCCCCAAAACCCCCATCTCAAAAGATGTATTTATTTCAATGCAAAAGGTGTGCACTTTCCATCAAGTGTTGTTTACAGTGACCGTTCCCAACGGTATGCTTTTACTTCCTGTGGATGTGTACGACCTAAACATGCAGAATCTTCGAGAGAAGATGGTATCAACAATGCGTTGGTTTCCCATGAAACTCTTGGAAGAATATCCTGATGTTTTTGAAACAATGCAGTGGGTCGCTTGCATGATTCACACAGGTGATCGAGATAAACCATCTCCTTGCACCAATGATGTGTGTGTCTCAATTGTAAGGGCTGCACTCGCTCTTGTGAAAGATTGGCAGAGGAGAGATACTGAAGCCTTGAAGTGTCAAACACTCAATGGTTCGAAAGGCTCTTATACCAATACTGATGATTTGGCTGATCTTAGTGATTTCACGCCTCATTTTCGTCTTCATGGTAATTATGTTGGACCAGGTCATACTGGTGCCATCAAACTTGGGGACAAAAACTGGAATGCAAAACCAGTTGATGCGTTGGATGAAGCTGCACGTGATCATGATTGGCACTACCATAAGCACCCTAAAAACAAGGGTGAGGCAGATGCAATTTTGA